AATGCTATAGTATTCTGGGTTCATCTTGCTAGACCCTCATATCTGTTCTTTAAATCTAACATTTGTAAACGTAAAGATTTAGACGCATTTTTTTTATTTTCAGCAACATTGCCCTGCCTATTCATGTCATCAATTAATTTTATTATTTGTGCTGGACGCTGTTCTTGTGGAAAAGTTTCGGCTTGCGTTATAATATCTGACAATAAATTTTGAAACGTAGCATCTGTGATCGCGGTTTTATACTCGTCATTAAGTATATCTTTAATACCTGGAGCTTCTGAAATTAATTTATTACCTAAATTAATAACTTCTTGTTGTGTCATAGGTTTACCATCAGCCCTACGTTTATCAACCTCACTATCAAGTTGCCTATACAAATTACTTATTTCATTTGTTATTTTTTCAGCAGCGTCCTTATCCATAGTTTGTAATAAATTTGCATCGTACCTCATTGCATTTTTTATATTATTTTTAGCTCTATTTACGCCAATATCTTGATTGTTTCTTACTGCTGTAAAAAACCTTAATTGATCATTAATTGTTAAAACAGCGCTAGCATTATCAACATCATCAATAGTTAATGTTCCAAGTATTTCTTTTTGAGCTAATATTTCCATTGTTAGTGGATAAGATGTTGTAGGACGTAAATCCGCGCCATTTATTCTAGCTAAATAAAATTTGTTTTTTTGTTCTGTTACATCAAGATTTCCAAAAGCCCATTTTCGTAATTGTGTCAGTATTTCAGCACCACTTACTCTGCCTGTATCTGTTGTATTAAATTCAAAACCTTCTCCAAGAATTGCTTCAGTTCCTGTTTGCGCGTCTTCTAAAGAAAATATTTTTAAAGGATCAATCGTTAACATTAATTCATCGAGATCTGCGCTTTGTTGTTTTAACAATTTTTCATTTGCTTTGTCGTTTTTTTCTTGCGCTTCATCACGTATTTTTTGAAAAGCAACAGCTTCAGTAAGTGCATCTTTAATTATATTAGTTGCTTCATCTCTTGGTATGTTTTGCAGTGTGTGTAAAACATAAGACCCACCAGGCAGGTTTGGTCTATCCTCAACATCAACTTTAAGTCCAGCATCTAAAAAATCTTGAACTTCTAAAGCTTCTAGTAAACCTAAAGCAAAACTTGGCGTTGTTGACACGTAAGAACTTACAACATTTTTAGCTATATCGATTTTCATTTTAGACGTAACTAATTCTGCACCGGTTTCACTATATCGCTGTTGTTTAACGCCTGTAGCTATATCACCTTCTATGCCACTTACTTTTTGATTGTATAAATCAATCATTTTACCTGGATTACCCATGCCTACCTGAGAAAGCTCTGTAACTGTAGTTTCTTGTCTACGTGCAAAACTAGCTTGTGCCGCTGCTTCTATCTTAGTGTCAATAACATCTTTAAGTTGAAACCTGCTAGTAAGTTCCATTTGATCAAAACGATCCATAAATTTTTGGCGTGTAAATCTGTTAGTACCAATTTTATCTAGTACCTGTGTGCGTATATCTTCTGTTGTTGACTTCCATAAATTTTCACCACCGAAAACATTATTTAATTTTTTTTCACGCTCTAAATCATAAGCTGCTTGACGTATACCTTCTTCTGCTTCTAGAAGTCCTTCATTTAACAACAACTCTTGCTCAGCATTGTAACGCATCTTAGCGTATGCACCGACTGATTGAATAAGGGCAGATGCAGGAGCAGCTTTAGTCAACTCTGCTTGCGCCACTGCACTTGGAGACATTCTTGCACTTATAGATCTACCGGGCGCATCTGATGTGGGTGTAAGCTGTGATGTATATTTTGGTATTCGTAATGCCATTCTTAATCCTCACCTATTAGACCAGCTTCATAACCAAACTGAGCAGCCTGACCAAAAGAATTAATCATTGATGCAGTGCCTTGAGCGCGAGCAGAGGCAGCAGCCATACCACCTTCCATACGTGACAACTGTGCATTTAATTGTGCTTCTTCCTGGGCATCTGTAATCTGCATGTTTGTAATTTGATTGTTAAACTCACGAACTTTTGTTTCATAATCAAACTCACGAGCGTTTTCACGCAAAACAGCAAGAGGAGTTCCGGAACTCATATCAAACCCAGCATATCCAAAACCTGCTTTTGCAGCGCCTTGTATTTCTCTTTCAAACGCAATAGACGCTCTGTCCTGCTCAACTAAAAAATTAGAGTTAACAATTCCTCTTTGCCTTGTGAGCAAATCAATGTCACGCTCAATAATCTGAGCATTAAACTCACCAGCTTCTTGCGCTGCTCTCGCTGCTCGATCTGAGGCTCTCTTTTGTTGCAAGCCACCAATCAACTGCAAACCTAAAGTTATAAACGGTAAGGCACTCATATTACAACAAACCTATCATATTTTATTCTGCTTTGCTTCATTATTTATCAAAAGTATTCATTCTTGGGAAGAACGCCAATACCGTAAGAGGTAAAGGCTGGCTCTGCTTAACATATATGCGATCATCATCTTCAAATCCTCCCGGAAACTCTATATCCTTGTCACCAGTAAATAATGGTACAGCCGTGTCCATTGCCATAGAACTATCCCTAAATGGTATTCTGTCTATTTCACCTGCGTCATTGCCAACCTCAACACCAACAGTTTCAAAAAACCTAAGAGTAATTTGATGTATACGCTTTGGCTTGCCTTGGCTTGTACCGTCTACTGATCCTGATTCAATCCTTAATGTTTGCATTCTGCTATCGAAACTATAACCAACAGCAGCCGTTGTAGATGAAAAGTCTAAAGTTATACCACCATTATTAACCGTTTTGTTTGCATGAGAAGCACCATTTGCTAAAACTTGTAATTCTTGTCCTCTAAGATGATATAGGCCTGTTAGCGTAGTTGTTGTACCACCACTATAAGATAAACCGCTATCAACAAAAAATGCGTTTGCTGTGTTATCTCCAAAATTAAATACTTTTAATTTCTCAACATATCTTTTTGTCACACTATCTATTGTACGCTTAACAATCATAAACAATTCGTCTTCACCAGTGTCAGTTGGAAGCGTGGCAATACTTTCCACAACAGCCTGACCACTACTAAACGCACCGCCAATAACATGCTTGTGCCAGGCAACAACTTCTTCTTCGCGGCGATACGTCAAACCTAATAATGTACCGTCTGCACGAATACACCACACCACGCTATCAGGCTCTTGCTGATAGGCCATTTGCGTTATACCGCCCTTAGTGACATGTTCCGCAAGTATCGTCATGTCTGGCGCTTGATAACCGCCCGTATTCACATCGCCGACAAATTTAAACTCGCGTATCTTTCTTGATCCCCGTTGGACAAACAACGTTACGTCTGCAACTTGAACAGGCTCTATTGTGGCTGTGCCGTAGTTCGAATACTTTCTTATGAGCGTTGTTGTTGGCGTGACAGGGCCGTCATTTGTTGATGTAAGTACATACTCACCGCCTGATGTGCCTACAGTCAAAACTCTTGTTGCTGACAGATAACGAATAGCGTTTACTTGGTTAGACGCAATGGTATAAATTAACCCATCATTATCACCTGTTCCAACAGTGACGTTTTGATAATCGCCGTTTTTACTAAACCAAAGCGTTTGCGGATTATTATTTGTATTTCCAAAAACTAATCTTTGCTCGAAGAACGATATGACACTAGGTCTATTGTTTGCACCTTTAAGAGATTGAGTTGGTTGCGTAACTTTTTTTGCTGTGCCGCCTGATGAATAGGCAGTAAATCCAGAAGTGTCTATGTCAGTGCCAGCTTCATTTTGTAATGTAAACGTATTCGTTGTCACATTAGCCACATAATAGTTCGCATCATTCAGTTCTATCATGCCAGCGATGCTTTCTATCTTAACCGCATCACCGTTAGCAAACCCATGAGAGTTGCTTGTTAAAACGCCTGGATTGGCTTGCGTGACCGCCGATAAATTTTTCGCTGTTTCTAGACCGCCTTCGATAATTAAATTGTTAAATGTCCAAACGTTATGATCTGTTCTTGTTAAGCTACGAATATCATACGAAGGATGTACGATGTACATTGTATCAGCCGATTGAACAAATCGTAAATCAAACAAATCAGCTTCTGCATAGGGCGTAGCTGTCTCAAATATTTGTGTTGCTGTGCCACCTGATGTGTATGTCGTCAGGTTTGTCGTATCCATTGCGTTGCCAAACAAATCTACCAAAGTAAAAGTGTTTGTTGATGTATTTGCCACGCGATAATTACGGCCATTTAGTTCTGTCATGCCGCCAATACTATCAACAAATATTTCATCACCATTGCTAAATCCGTGACTATTGCTCGTAAGCACACCAGGATTAGCTTTTGTAATAGCTGTGATTGTTTTTGCAGAACTATTAAGTATTTGAAGATCGTTGCGAAATACTCGCATGATCTGATTTCCAAACTCTAAAATATATGTATCTGAAGTTTTAAATTGAAACGGTATCAATCTTGTTTTTACAGAACTACTTTTTACTTCACCTAAATATTCTGTGCCTGGACGTCTAGTTACACCGCCATGAGGCATAACAACCATGTTTGTAAGTTCAGAGAGCCCTTCACGATACTTCTCAATATTAGTACGGCCTTCAAGCTTTGGGCTAATCTCACCTGCTGTAAAAGAACTAAACGCTGGTGCGGAACGTGCCATTAGAACCTGCTTTCAATAAAGTCGCTTGCCTCTAGGCGTTGCGTTGCGCCCTCTGTTGCATCGTTAAATCGAGCTTCAGTCATTTTACTTTCGTACAATGCATTCTGTATTTGCACCATACTCGTTGATCCAGTTATTGCATAACATATCTCGGCGCCAAGCTTTGCCGCCAAAGCCTCTACTAAACTTGCGTCATATTGCTGTGGATCTGTCACACGCCCAACATACTTAATCTGGGCTGTACCTTCATCTGTTAATAATTTTCTACCCTCAACAACAAACACTGGGCCACCAGTGTTGTTTGTAATATTGTCTTGTGGATATGCCAGCGTACCATTGCTAAACTCTAAAACGCGCAAACAAAATGGATCTGTTGGTAAGGCATATTGAAACGCATACCCAAACGCTGGAGTGTCTGACTCTTGAGCTAACGCCGCTCTTCTAATTAAACAATTCCAAGGATGTGCGCGAAAAACCGAATCTCTTACTGCTTCGTATCTTTGATTAACAATTCTTGCAGCTTTACTGTTTTCATCAAGTGCAGAAATATTAGAAGCACCAAGATTGTTTAATGCAAAGTTTGCAATATCAACTGTACTTGTCATTTTAACCTATCCTGTAAAAGAAGGGGCGGCGAACCGCCCCAACCTATTAGTCTACGACATATTTGATGGTTACTTCAATAGTACCAGTACCAGCAGCACCACCCATTGTAACAGTAACCGTAACGCCGTCTTCATTAGCGTCTAGTTCTGTGCCAGAGCCTAGAGCCAGCGTTGCGAGGATGTCTACCTTTTGAGCGCCTGTTGATGCAGCAGCCGCTTTATATGCAGCAGCAGCAGCAGAAACCGCTGTACCGTCTGCATTGACATAAGCTGCATGACCTACAGACAAGGTTGTTGAACCGCCCAACGCATCATGTGCGAGTGAGCCTTCAAGCAATCTTGCGCCATCTGGTAAAATAAACATCTCAATAACATCACCAGATGCTAAAGAAGATGCTTCGTAAACGCCATGAGCAACACGGATACGTCCACTTAGCTCATTAGCTTTGTTCATAACAACAGGATCTGCCCGGTTGTTAGTTCGCTGTGTTGAATAAACAGTAGCCATAAGTCAATCTCCTTATTCGTTACACGCAATTTCTACTACTTTTTCCTCTTCCATGCGAGTTGCCCCGATGGTTTGGCAGTAATAGACTTGCGTTGAGTATGACTTGTCAGCACGTTCATCAATACGTGCGGCTGGCTCTTTACCAACAGCAAGCTTGATACCGTCTGATGCAAACGCAATGACCTGACGGTCAGAGTTTGAATCTGTGTTTAGACGGTTGCTCACATGAAATTGAAACCCTACAAAAGAGTTTATCTCACCTTGAGCTAAGGCCTTGACAGTGTTGAAGTCGCTTGAAGTCACAGTTGTGTTGTTTAACAAATCAGAAATCTGTTTTGGTGAAACAACGATATGACGAGGAATAGATGGATCAACACTTGCTGCATCTAATAACTCTTTAGCAGATACTAGTTTAGCAATAGTCAAGCCAGCAGAACCATGAGCAATTTTTTGCCCAGCAGGTAACGCTGTTGATGTTGAACCGTCTTTACCTGTCTTTGCTGTGCCTAGAGCAGCAGTAATGATAACATCATCCATTGCTCTACCCATAGCAGCAGCGGCTGCACGGCTATATGTTGATGTCGGGTCTACAAGTAAACGTACCTTATCGCTATCATCAATTAGATCAGCATACTCATAGTCTGACATTGTCACCATTCGTCTTGTATGTGGTGTTTCGACTAATGGTGTATCGGCGTGTCTGCTTGTACGCAGAACAGCCGCAGCTTGACCAACTTGGTCAAAGAAAGCTTTTTCGCCATTCACGCTTTCTGTATCTACCGCATCACGCAGCAGAGAACCCATTTGCTGTGATAGCATTTGGACGTTTGCAGAAAACTGATTGACAAAAGCTGTAGTAATTTGGGTAGACATCTTGTCTCTCCTACTTCTGTTTCAATTTAAGGTTGCTGCGCTTGGTTGTCTCTTGCGAGGCCTTGCTGCTACTTAGGGTAGCTACTCCGCTTGTCTACAAGCTTACTAGTGGGCCTTGCGGTTATCCACTATGCATACTCTCGGAGCCGTAACACTTCTTGTATGTATGTGTCATGCTCTGGGTGCATCTTATCCCAATAAGGGCCGTCTCGTCTAGTCATCTCTGTAATTTGACGAGAAGCTTCTTCTGGGGTCATAATTAATTCAGTTGTTTCACCTGCCAAATTATCCTCTCCGATCTGTGTAGCAAGCTCAGAAAACATCTTAACAATTGCTGGGTGATCGCCTAACATACGTCCATCTGATAACTGAATTTCATCAAACATCTCTGTGCCGCCTAATAAATTCTTAGCAGCCAAGTGTGCCATTTCTAAACGCTGCTCAAAAGCTTGACCAAACTCTTGACGCAATTCCTGTTCTGCTTCATAGACCGCTTTTTCTGCACCTTGATCAATACTTTCTTGCGCTCCATCTACAACACCTGACAAAAACTCTGACATCTTATGTGCCTGAGCATTGCTAAGACCTGCATCAAACAAAGCATTTTTAAATTTACTTAGCTCATTTTCACTCATAACTTCGTTCTGAAACTGTAGATCATAACCATCTGCACTAGTTGGAGAGCCTAGCTTTGTATACAATTCACGCCATTCATCAGGCGTTGCAGACTTTCCTGGTATCGCAATCTTGTCAGCGCCAATCATGCGCTGTGCATTAACATAGCTTTTAGCTAGTGCGCCTGGATCTGTAAAAGTTCGCAAGCTTGGTTCATTTCGTAACTCTTCTGGTAAACTTTCTAAAAAACTAACTGGTGCAG